ATAACGACGATATTGCCAGCGCCTACAGCGCTATCCGCCGCCTCGGTAATGGCCGCCGTGCCGACCGATGCGCTACTCGAAACGCCGGTTGCCGTTACCGTGTCGGCTGCTTCGGTAATGGCCGCCGTGCCGACCGATGCGCTACCCGCAACGCCGGAAGCCGTTACCGTATCGTCAGACTCCGTGATCGCCGCCGCGCCGATAACGACGATATTGCCGCTCGCCGTTACGCTGTCGGCTATTTCGGTAATCGCAACTTCGCCGGATGGCACCTCCTGCGTCCCCAACGTGTAAAACGTGGCGGGTGTCAGCAGGTTGACATAGGTCGCTTTAAACCAGGCCGTGGACCGGGCAACATTCGAAATACGGAACTCTTCCTGGTAACCGCCGAAATCGTCTGCCGGGTCCGCATCGTAGCCGCCGATTTTGCCCGCAATCGATGCGTCGGCATCCAGCGCCGCGCCGGAGGTGCTAAATGTGTTTGTCGCCTGAACGCCGTTGATGACGCCGCGCAAACTCGTGCTGTCGAACGTCAGCGCAACGTGGTTTGTCTGGTTCGGCGTGACAGTGCTCCCCGTATCGCCACCGACCTGCGCGTTGCCGACGTGCCGGGTGAAAATCTCTAGCCGGTTAGCTGTTGCGCCCGTATTGGGCTCGATCCGGAATAATATCCCCGCTTCACCAGACCCCCAGTTTTGCCAGATCGTGTGTTCCTGGTTCGCTCTACCGGTACCGGTATGGTTAATGACCGATTCGACCGCGCCCGCCGTCCAGCCGGCCATATTGATCGATACTGGCGTCGAGATGTAATCGTCTAATTTATCGAATTTGTGCCCGCTCAGGTTTCCGACCACAAACCCGGTCTCGGAAACATTCGGCTCGCGCCAACTCTTTTTGGTCCCGTGATGACCGTTGCCGGAGCTATCCCGTATGGATAGACTCGCGGGCTGCGGCTCCATGTGGTAGACGACCTCGAAGTCGGCCCACACGTCGGCTAGATTGGCCGCCTCCTGTGCCGTTGCCGCCGCGTTGCCGTAGTAGCAATAGATTTCGGTGTCGGTCGTGCCGGACACGGACGGCACTTTGACATGGGCCTCGTGCGCGATCGGCGGATCGCAACAGATGTCCATGTTGTAGCTGGTGAATGAGCTATAGGACCCGGAGCACCACAGGCAGGCAAAATGCCCGTCGTGGCCAATGGGCGAATAGGGGTTCCGATTCAGGAGCGTCGACGCGCTGCCGGTCGTAATGTCGCGGGACTTGGACCAGGTCGCGCCGTTGTCGCTGGTCGTCCACTCCTGCATCTCCCACGTCGTCCCGTTGTGTACGCCGACGTAGATTTTGTCTGTATCGTTGCCGTCGAAACAGCTATTGCCGGTGTAGTAATTCTCCGGGTTGTAGACGCCAGGTCCAAGCGTCAGAATTTCTACCGGCGTGGTCCAGGCGCTTCCGTTCCAGCGCGAGAACATAAGCCGATGATCGTATGGACTGGTTCCAACGGTTTTTTGGAATAAAACACGCGGATTGCCGCTTCCGTCGATGGCGATTTGATGGTTCCAGCCGCTGTTCGTTGTCCCGTCGTAGATCAACGTTGCCTTGGCCTCGGTCATCGGCAACGTCTGTTCCGTGCCCGCCGAGTTGTACCATTTCAGCGTGCTCGATCCGCTATCCCACGCGCAATAGAAATGATAGAGGCTCGTCGCGCCCAGGACCGGGTGCGTGTTGGTCGCAAAAAAATCGATTCGCCCGCTGCCGTTTTTGGCCAGCTTGACGTAGCTGGACGCATTCGCGGTTGTCGGGTCCCAGAACTTGACCGGCGTGCCCCACGTCGAATAGTCGGTCGTCCGGGCGTAATACCAGGGCGCAGTGCCCGAGTAGACACGATTGATGACGTAGCAGGCGTTGCTATCGTCGTCCAAAATGACCGGGTTGGCGTAGCTGACGGTTATCCCGCCCGAGCTATAGTCTATGGTCTGTTCGGGGCCCCAGGCGCTCGCGTCCTCAGCGTTGGTCGACACCTTATACCGGAGCGTCGGAACGCCCGCTGCGTTGTGCTTGCTGTAAAACGCAACAATCTTGCTGTCGGACGGACGGACGATTAAAGCGGGGTTGTCATGATCGTCTTTCTCTAGCGCGGCGGTCAGCGTATTCCACGCCAGCGCCCCGGAGCTGTGCGTATATTGCCCGACGTAAAGATTGCCGGAGCCGTCAATCGCCCCGATGTAGGTTTTACCATTATGGTAAATCGCCCGAGGGTCGTTGTACCACGTCCAGGTCCCGAGCCCGACGCGCGGACGCTTGACGAGCTCGTGGCTTAGCTTGGTCGAGCCGTCCGCTGCCGTGAACAGCACGTCGCGCATGTCGGCACGCGCAGACGCCAGGATGTCTGAATCCTTGAGCGAGACATAGACCGGAAAATCGGTGAGATCAGCGTCGACCTGCGTTTGGTCGATGGTGATCTTTTTCCGGTATGACCAACTGGCGTTATACCAGGGCATTGGTTCTACGGATTTCCCTCGGTAATCACAAACGAACTGATCTGTACCGGCTGGCCGGCCACAATCGCTGCGCCGAAATTCAGATTCCCCGATCCAACGCCCGCCGTAACCTGTGCGACGTCATTGCCGTCCGAATCCGCGAGCCTTGCAAATGTCGGCGTGCCGTTCGCGTCTCCGGACGAATCCTCGGTAATGGCCGAGAACGTCAGGACGCCGTTCGACACCGACCCGCACGGATATGAAAGCGTAAGCGTTGCCAGTAGCGTTTGATCGGTAATCGCCGTCCCGACGTTGGCCGGGACCGTGCCGCTATAAACCTTGACCGTCCCTGGCCCGGCTCCGGCGTCGATGGCGTTTAACACCTGCGTCATTCGGTTTGAACGGACCGTTGTGGTGTAACTGGGCATGTTTCCGACCTATTTGTAGTAGCTCACATTGACCTTAGCCGATGCCGTGGTCTCGATCAGGCGCACCGCCGATAGATCGCCGATGTACCAAACATCAGAACCGGATGCGACGAGCATCCCCGTATTGGCGTCCGGGTCTATCCCGTCGTCTCGATATCGCACGTTTTGCGCTTCCGCCTGGATAAGCGCCAGCCTAGCCCCATTCGGGACGGTCAAAGACTTGACCGTGCTCAACCCCGTGATTTGCTGATACCCTGCCGGTGTCAGATTCCCGTCCACCACGGGGGTCGAGGCATGGTTAAGAAGCTGTGTTGTCATAGGTATTTCTCATTTCCGCCTGGTGTAAATCCCACATATGCCGCTGCGTCTCTTCGCGTAGTTGGGCCATGGACTGCACGCGCTCCAATTCGATTTTTAGCCGCTCGATTTCGGCGGTCAGCTCGATTTCACGCTCCTTTGCATCCAGCTTCACGGCCTCGGTAGCGCCCTGCATTTTCTGAAGCTCCTGCATAGCCGCTTGCAATTCCTGCTGTATTTGCTGGATAACCTGCTCGTACTGCTGCTGCATCAACTGCATTTCCGGGTTGCCGCCGGAGTCGTCGTCTTCCTGCAATTCAGGCGGCAGAGTCTTCTTCAGTCGCTTCGCCAATTCGTCGGCTCCCGGCCAGTCCATATTGCGCACCATGATGTCACCGCCGAGCTTGAGGAGATCGGGCGCCGCCTGAACCATGGCTGTCATGTTTTCCACGGCCTCGACCCGCTTGGTGTTGTAGGATGGCCCGACCGACACCGATACGTCGTATTTTCCGAGTCCGGGGTTGTAAATTTTCTCGATATCGCCGTTAAAGCCCTGCATTTCCATGTACGCTTGCGGCGCATTCGGATCGATCATGGCGCTATCGGCGGAACCGTCCTCGCCCAATACACGCACGATGCGCTGCTGGTCGTAAATCTTCGGGATGAGATCGACGATAATGCGCCCGGCATGCCGAATAGCGCGGGACAGGTTGTCGATATAGTGATAGACCGCGGTATCGCCCTCTTTCTGCCTCGCCAGAATAGCCTTGCCGCTCTTTTCGTTCGACTGCTCGCCCAGGCTGGCGTTGTACATGCCCAACGCGCCTTGAATATCGTGCTCGGTGAGTTGCAAACCGGTGACGAACGCCACGGGGATATCGGCCTGCGGGTTGCGCTGCGGAGCGCCGATCAGATTGCCGTTGACGGTCGTCGCCTTGTACCGCAAAACGGATATATTGCGCTTGTTGGCGTCCCTCCACTCGGCCTCGAACGGGGCCACCTGATCGGCCTCGGCGATCCACGGGGCCAGCGGAGCCAGAGCCACGCGCTCGACGAACGCCGACGCCATGTAGTTGTACATGCGCTGAGCATCGGCCACGCTGTCGATCATGCCGGAATATCGCGGCTTGTCGTCGATCATGATTTCGTTGCCGAGCACCCGCAGTATCGGGATATACCGGCTCGGAAATACGGTCGATTCCAGCTCTTCCTGACCGTTGACCTTGCACCATTTCACCTCCGGCACCTTGATGGTCCGGATTAGCGAGCGGTCCACGCCCTCGGTGCTCTTGATTTCCTGCACGACGCCATCGATGCGGGCCAGCGTCTTTTTGCTGTAGGTACGATAGTAGTACTCGGCCACGCGTACATGCTCTTTCGTCGCCCAGGATGCGCCCATGGATTCGAAATCCAGCTTGGAGGCGTCCGGGTAGAGGCGCTCGAACGTGCGAATCGACATCAACTCAGAAATCAGGCACCGTTCAGCGTCCGACCCTTCCGGTTCCTCGGCGTCCGGATCGAACCACACGGACAGCGGATCGCGAACGCGCCGGATAAAAATATCCTGGTCGAATCCCTCGTCATCCATGTAATCCGTCGCGATGCGGAAATAGCCGACACCGCCCCGGATGGCATACCCTAATGCCGTGATGTAGGCGATATCCGCGCGGCTCTGATCCTCGATGTTGCGGATGAGTCCGTCCAGCATCTCGGCGGTTTTGATGTCAGCTTTCGAGTCGACCGGACGCACCTTGATCGCCGGTTTGTTCTGCCGCGCGTCGTTTTCAACCTGCCTGAGATATTGCCCCGTCTTGTCCATCGTGAGGCACGGACGCCCGTCCAGCTCACGCTGTTTGCGCACGCGATCGTCCCACTGTTCGCCCGCCGAAAACCGGATATCGGCACGCGCACGCCGCCGGTTCTCCGACTCGCGCTCGTCCGCGTACTCGAAAAACTCGCGGGCCTCTTTGACTATGTCATCCATCCGGTCGATCCAATAATGCGCTGTCTGGGTTCGTACATGGGCGCGTAGGTTTGTTCCTCGTTTCGCATCCGGTCCACATTCAGCGCTAAATAACGGAAGGCGTCCGCGCCATGCGAGAATTCGTCATGCGTCGGATTACCGGGCTCTTGAGTTGTTTGGTTAATGTTGCGCTTATACCGCTTCAGACACTCAATCAGACGAGCGGCCTTATTGCGGTCAAAATAGACGCGGGGGAACACTTCGCGAGCCGCCTTGATGCCGGCTTCCACGGTTTTGGCAATCACGATATCACCCTTATCCGGCACTGACCGCCCAAGGCTGCGAAGAATTTCAGCAGCGCTTTTACCCTTCATGTCTTCCGCATAGCCATCATGCGGGAGCCAATCCTTAGCCCAGTTATACGGACGCTCCTTCAGTTCCCGGACATAATCAGAGAGCTTCCGGTGCGTATCCTCGATATAATCGATAATGCGAACCTCAGAGACAACGCGCTGCACCATGATGATCGACATCGCATCGTTAAACCCGAGATCCCAAACCGCATGGACCGGCAGCGTAGGATCGTAGGGAACGTCTCGAATGCGCCCGCTTCGCGCCGCCTCGGCCATTTCGTCGTAGTAAATCGCGCCCTCGACGGCGGGCTTGAATTCGCCTTCCCAGATGTTCGGATAGCCTTTCGGGTCGCGCTCTTTGCACAGCAACCGCTCTTGCTCCAACACAGACGGGAACCAGGGATTGTCCGAGTAATTGACCTTGACGACGAACGCGCCAGGAGGCGGTTTAACAATAAACCTCTGCGCCGTCTCGTCGGTTTCGAGCTCAGGGTTGAGCGAAATCCAGATTTCAGAGGCTTCTTTTCGAATTGTGGGAATTAGGATATCCCACGACCGCTTAGAGACCGTCTGCGCCTCCTCGACCCAGACAATATCGACGCCCTCAAACGATTTGATGGACTCAACGGTATGAGTGCAGAGACCCGAAAAAACGAACAGCGAGCCATTACGACCGCGTATTTCGGTTTCGAGGACCTGAAAAAACGATCCGAGCTCTAGATTCTGGATCTGATCCGAGAGCAGCCGGTGAACCGAGTCTCTGATTGACCGCTGAACCTCACGCGCACAGAGTATGCGGAGTGGCTTGATTGCCGCCTGCAATAGCAATGCACGAGCGAACGACCAACTTTTAGCCGAACCACGCCCGCCCCACGCCACCTTATAGCGGTACGGCTGGAACAAGGGGCGGAGCTTGGCCGGAAATTCAACGCTTGTCTGGCTCAATGAATGTCACGGTGATTGACGGCGGGTTTTTCGGATCGCTCGCCAGCGTCGTCGGCAAAACTTTACCCACCAGCGTCAAAAACGCATTCGGATTCTCCCGCGCCTGCTGCAATAGGTACGATTCGCCTCCGGCTTGATCGAGAGCGCCGAGAATCATCTCCTTGAGCGCTTTCGTGGTCTTGTTCTGTGCGCCCTTGGGCCTGCCTTGCCCTGATGTTTTAGTCCGTCCGCCCATGCGTATTTGTGCGTATTTTGTGCACCCTAACTATCGCCCTAACCCACCGCACCCACCGAGACCACTCTATGCCGAGTTTGCGGGGGAGAAATTTCGATCTCACTGCCGCACCTCGGGATATCCTGATCGCGGCACATACAAATCCTGCCTGAGTTGCCTCAGATCGTCCCGCATCTGAGCCTGTTGATCGCGTAGATGATCGATATCCGATTTGAGAGCGCTATATGTGCCGCCGCCCGTCAGCGCGGCAATCAGTAATGCCTCAACGATTCGAGCGGTATTAATCTGC